CAACCGTGAGGCGGCAGACAAGCAGGTTGCTCGAAACGGACGCCGAGAAACAGGTCACATGTGGGGAACGAACCCCTGCTCCGAGATCATCCTGCGTCCTTATCAGTTTTGCAACCTGTCAGAGGTGGTCGTGCGTGAACAGGACAGCCTCGACGACTTGAAGCGCAAGGTTCGTCTCGCTACGATCTTGGGTACCCTGCAGTCCACACTCACTGATTTCAAGTATCTGAGGAAAGTATGGAAAGACAACACAGAAGAAGAGCGTTTGCTCGGCGTATCCTTGACTGGTATCATGGATCATGGCGTCTTATCAAAGAACGTAGACTCTCCGCGCTGGCTCGAAGAGATGAAACAGGTCGCAGTGGATACCAACAAAAAGTATGCAAACATGCTTGGAATCCCACAAAGCAGTGCCATTACCTGTGTCAAGCCATCGGGCACTGTGTCACAACTCGTAGACTCCGCTAGTGGAATCCACGCTAGACACAACGACTACTACATCCGCACGGTGCGGGGTAGCAACGAAGACCCGCTCACTCAGTTTCTGATTGAGAAGGGTGTACACAACGAGCCGGATGTGATGAAGCCGGACACGACTACTGTGTTCTCCTTTGCCATGCAGTCGCCTATCGGAGCGACGACACGGACAGAGACGACAGCCGTGGATCAACTAGAGTTGTGGAAAACGTACGCTGTGAGTTTTTGTGAACACAAGCCATCGATCACTGTTTCTGTGAAGGATCATGAGTGGATGGACGTAGGGGCGTGGGTGTATGAAAACTTCGATATTGCATCCGGTGTGTCGTTCCTGCCACATTCAGACCACACGTACCAACAGGCTCCGTATCAAGACATCGAAGCAGATGAATACTTGGAGTGGCAGCAGAGGTTTGGTAACATGATCATCGACTGGAATGACTTGTCAGACTTCGAGAAGGAGGACAACACGTCCGGTTCTCGTGAGCTAGCGTGTACGGCTGGCGTGTGTGAGGTTGTTGACCTCAATGCGGCGTAAGATATGTGCCGGTTCCGATAAAGTGAAAGTATCGGGCTTGACGCATAAAGAAGCGGAGAAAGATCGTTGATCGAAGTAAAGATAACGCCTGAGTTGATCGAACGCGCAAAAAAGAAAACTGCCGCTGTAGGCGTCCTACAGGGCAGCATCACGGGCAGTGCTAGTCATGTGGTGGGTGCTATAGGCGAACTCATCGTAGCCGACCTCACGGGTGCTACAGAGGCGAATACGCACGACTACGATCTTCTCTTGGACGGTAAGCGCATCGACGTGAAGACCAAGCGGTGCAACACGCCACCCAAAACGTACTATGATTGTTCGGTGGCCGCACACGGATCGAAGCAAGACTGCGACTCGTACGTTTTCGTGCGCATCAAGATCGACGGTACACGTGCGTGGGTCTTAGGTGAAATAGACAAGCGTGACTTCTACAAAAATGCCACGCACCACCGCCGGGGGGATGTTGATCCGGACAACGGATTTGTGTTCAAGGCGGATTGCTACAACCTTGCAATCAGCGAGTTACAAGACATTGAAACACAAAGCACAACTATTTAAGCTCGAAGCTAACCTACTCACTAACGGTAACGTCGAGATACTCTACGACTCCGTACGCCCGGAAGACTTCGAGCGTACAATGAATGAAGGGATGCCAGAGTACGAGGGTTCGCACTCGGTAGCATCCCTTCTTCGTTACCTTCGTACTGTAGCCGAAGAGGCTATGCAGAAGTCTTCCGCGTACCTCTAGTTAGAGCGTACAGGCTTACCTTCACGATCACGTACGGGATTACCTTTAGAATCACGCACGATGCCGGTAGCACCTGCAATAAAGTCGGCCTGTGTAGCCTTGTCATAGGGCGGAGCTAACGCCGCGAAATCTTTCTTTCTTCCTCCCGATTTTATCGGGCCTTTTTTACCGTCTTTACGTTTCTTAGACATGCCGCCGTACATCATCGGCTTGCGCTTGGCGGCACCACCATACATCATGGCCTTGCGTGGGCCGTTGTTGTACATTTTCATTAGTTCGATCCCTCTTTTTCGGGTTGTTGGAGTAGGTCTTCGAGCATCTTCGTGCCTTCTTCACCGAGCTGACCAAGTTCGGAGATCACAAAGTCCGTGACGAGATTGTCGAAGGTATCCAAGTCTGCCTTCGTCATATCTTTCGGGAACTTAATCATGCGGAGCATGATATCTGCAGCTTCCTTGTTACCGGCTGCGAGTTTCATCAGATCGAATCCGGCCTGTGAGGCGAGGGACACACCAAATTCTGCAGCCACGTACTGCGGTGAAACCATACCACGTGCGAGGTTAAACGCACGGGAGATAAGTTGATTGGTGTTCATCGGACGTACGATGTTGCTGATCTTAGGTTCCATACCCTGCTGACGGCTGATGTACGCCATTTCTTCGCTCAGAGTTTCGGCTATGTCTGAGATGAACTCCTGATGATCCGAGTCTATGTACCTTCCGAGAATAGCCTTCACGTTGTCACGCTCGAGAGCTTCGACAATCATCTCCGGAGTGTAGAGAGCCATGTTGGTAAACTCTTCACCATCGAGGCCGACGTTCTTCTTTCCCTGCACAGGAGCGACTCCGCCGTAGTCCATTATACCCCGTACCAAGAGGTACGATATGCCCCTGTCGAACGCTTCCTCTGTAGAGTAGGTGCGCTGTACACCGCCCACTTCTGTAGTGAAACGATCCCCCACTTTTGCAATGACTTCGGCACGAAGCTCTTCGATAGCTTTGGCAGAGCCGTTGACAACCATCTTCTCGAAGAATTGACGTGGCGTATTCTGACCGATAAATCGATTGATGAGCTTTTCGCCATCATCTTGTACGTTTGTATCGCTTATGACTTTGCTACGAACAGCTTCGGACTGCTGCACAACTCTGCCCTGATACTTCTCGTACTCTTCGAGAATTACCATGTCACTCGGATCACCATCTCCCGACCGCGCCCGGTTGAGGATGCTTGCAATGCCCCGGTCTTGTTCGAGCATATCATCGAGATCGACGAGCTTCATGCGTACCGGGCGATCCTTGCCCGGAACTTTTACGAGTACGGTCAGGGCATCTTGCACCTCATTGAGGTTTTCGATAGACTCCCAATCGTACCCGCCGCCTTGAGTAGCAGCGAGAGGAGACGAGCGTTGTTGCAACTGCTTTGCAGCTTGCTTGCCCCACTTGGCGTACACGACCTCTTCGAGTACGTTTTTGACGAGGTTAAAGTCTCGTTCCCCTACGTCAGTAGACAAATCAAATACAAACTCTGCACCGCCCATACGGGATATGTCGCTAAACTCTTGGATGAACTGGTCACGAATTTTCACAATAGAGGTCATAGCCGTATCGTCACCGCGAAGAGCTTTTGAGATACTTTCTGTGAAGGGATCGAAGGCTTCGAGAGGCGTGATGTTTTTGTACGCAATCTGGAAGAGACGATCACTGATGACGGCTCCCTCCGGAATCTCCTCCCCGATAGCGACATCCTCAAAGAAGTATGTCTCCTGTCCCTCGCTATCGTCGAGTTTTCCGACGGCTTTTACAGGGCCGTTCTGTGATTTGTGTACCTTTCCGAGAGGACCGTTGACACGGAGTTTGTCGAACCACTCTGTCTGGTAAATCGCACGAGCTTTTTGCCAGTCAGCGAAAATTTCAGGAGCCTGATCTTTAATCAAGCGTTCTACATTGCGGCTATATCCGTCATACATCGAGGCGAGTTCGTCGTCGCCAGTACGAACGGCGTAGTCACGGAACGCAGAAAACACATCCATAACTTCTCCCGGTGTCGCCTTGAACTCCGGACCTTCACCCCTGTTCATGTAGAAGAGCATGATGTCGAGAGGCTGTGGGTTTTCGCCTATGAAGTATTCCCCTGCGTTGGGGTTCGTGTGGAGCTTGCGAAGGTTTTCGTACGTGTTGCCTTCCAAGCCTTCGAGTGAACGCACGGCCATCTTGTTTGCAACCGTGTACATTTGACGACCGAGCGTACCGGTAAAGAACTTCGACTTTTTGTTGAAGAATGCTTCGAGTGTACCCCCGCCGTCGGGTGCAAACTCCATCAAGTCAGTAATCATCTTGTTGATGGTGATAACGCTACTTCTT